ATATATACTATTTAGCTTTAAGAAAGATGTTGTTATGAGCCCAACCAATCCTAACCTAGTCCTTCCGAAGAAGAATTACTGCTCAAGGTGTCCTCTCTCTAAAGTTTGGTCTATATAGCTGCTAAACCCTAGCACGGTTACCACCTATACCCCTAACCTACCTCTTATGTTGTATTCCTATGTGTTTGTTTCTTATATTTAATATAGAACCTTTTGGGCAATTTTCCAACTACCCAAGGGAATTTTTCCGGACAATTTTTTTGTTATAGGGAGAGTATATATTTATATAAGATGAAAAAGCTTAATACTAACGACATTTTTGATATATTCTCCATTGGAGATGAAGAGGTGTATAGAGAGCATAAAGTAGAGGATCTGTTGAATGATTCTTTTATCCAGTTTGGTATGGCTATTCGTGGGGTGGAGAATTATTTTATCATAGATAAGATGTATGCCAATAGGTATGGAGAAAAGTATGACTCTGTAAGGGATTCTATAAAGATAAAGTACTTTAACGGTCTTGTGAATTACCTTGAGAGAATTGAGCTATCACAGTTAGATACGCCGTCCTTGCTTATGGACGAATTCGGACCCCAAGCCATTAAGTATGCATTGGAGGAAATGCTTAATTTATATGAAGAAAAAGAAATGTACGAAAAATGTGCAATTATTTTTAAATTTTATGAACTTTTTTTCATAAAATAGTTGCTAGAAGTAACCTTTATTCGTATATTTAGGTATAGAAATCAATTAAACAATAAAGGTCATGGAAAATTTAATTTTAAACATCGTACAAACTTATTTATTAGTAGGAGTTATTGCAGCAGCTTTAGTAGATATCTCTATTAAAGTAACTAAAACATCCCCCCGATTAACTCTAATTGAAATTTTTGCAGCAGCAATTGGATGGCCAGTTATTGCCGGTTCGGTGGTATCAAAAATGTTGAATGGTGATTGTTAATACCTACATACTACCTTATCTCTGTATAGGATTTATAGTAGCTATTATGTGTGATATCTCTATTCGAGAAATGAAAACGAGTAAACCATTTACCTTTCTAGAGATTTGGGCCTGTATTTTAGTTTGGCCAATTATCGTATGGGTAGTGATAAAACAATTTTTTGACAACGAATATTAAAAAGTTATGTTTAAAGATAAAATAAGCCTTTCACAGGCCATGTCCTACGAATTTTAGGAGACATTACAATTGTTGATGCTTCACCAGAATCACTTCCCCCTTTCGGAGAAAACGGAAAGAGGTGGAAAGAAGCATTTATATCACTTCAATCTAAACACAGGCATATATCTCCAGATAAACTCCTTACCTTCCTCTCGGCTAAATACCTTATAGAGGTTTCTGAAGGATTAGTAGATGAAGATACAAATACGTATTCCTGGAGATACCTTCACGGTATTGAGAATTCTAAGATAAAAGAAAAGTCTAAAGATAATATCGAGTATGTATATGTTCTTATAAATCCCGGTTATCCTGACCTCATTAAGATAGGAATGACAATTCATGACGTTCGTAGGAGAGTCACGTCAATTAACGCTACTGCGACAGTTGAGGAGTGGGTTCCAAAATTTGCTCTTCCTCTGGAGAAGGGTTCGGCTTTAAGAGTAGAAAAAGTTATTCATAAGTATTTTAGTTCTGTTAGGGTTTCTTCTGATAAAGGAGGTTCTAGAGAGTTTTTTAAGATAAGTCCTTTAACGGCTTTTGATAAGATTCGAGAGGTAGGGGCAGTGTTTCAAGTAGGAGATCCTATTATTTATTAAAATTATATATAAATCTTGCGAACTTAGTAGGTATATGGGAGGATATATAAAAATCTTGCGCGGCGATTCTTAGGAAATAGTTTAAGAAAAAGTTGCTTTGTATGGTTTTTCTTCTTATATTTAGGTGTAATCAAAAAGATATAACATGAAACAGTTAAAAAATTTATTCGTATTATTAGTTTTAGTCCTTCTTGCTTCTTGTTCTAAACCTGAATTAGAGCCTAATGTTTGTTTAAATGGAAATTGCGGTGCTGAATTCTGGGTTGAGACTTTAGGTCACCCTGGGACTTATAAGGATGCTAACGATGTTTGGCATATAAAACATGCAAATTTAGACTATTTTACAGTAAAAGGACATATAAATGAGTTAGATCCTCACTATGTTATTAACGGGGTTCCTTTAGTATCTACCGGTTTTGATTCTAATTTTTTCTATACTTTAGGAAATGTTATCTGGACTTATCCTACTTATTCCTTTTTAGGGCTTTGGTCAAGTAGTCAGATGAATACTCCGATTCCTTACGGAACTGCTTCATATACATTTCCTCAGTTAGTACAACAAACTACTATTGAAAATTTAGCAGGATATGAGATCCAACACAACCCTAACGTAAATGTTAATCACCCAGCTTACAAAACTTATTTTGCTACATATAGTAAATATACATACAACCCTCAGCAGAATATGGTATTCTTTGATGACTTTGAAGGTAAAGTAGCTACGATTTATATAGAGGTTAGTTTAGGAGAGAATAAGGAGACGATTACAAAAGAGATAAAAATATCGTTTGAATCATAAGAGTTGTTTCCCAAAAAAAAAGTTCATAACTTACCTCTATAAGAAATTATCCCGTACTAAACAGGATTAAAAACTTAAAAAATAGTAATAAATAAAAATAAAAAAAAATGAGAAACAAAGATTTATTCGAACAAAAATTAGAACGATTCGAAGCAGAAGTAAAAAACATAGGGTACAATATTCATAAAAATGAATTAGATACAGCTTATGAATTAGTAGAGGTATTATTAGAAAAGATAGGGGATATGAGAACTTTGCTTAATACCGAATCTCAAGACTAATGAATCTATCTGCAGAACAGATTGAAAAGAATTGGGAAAAGCATCTTAAAATAGTAGATACTTTTATAACAGGAGAACGTAAAGAGAAATTAAAAGCTCTTTACTTTGACTTGTCTGATGAAATGGTTATGGCTCCTGCTTCGGGTAAGACTTTTTATCACAATGCTTTCCCGGGAGGATATATTGATCATGTTAACCGTGTAGTTCATTGTGCTTTGAAAACTAAGCAACTATGGCAAGATATGGGTACTTCTATAGATTTTACAGATGAAGAGTTAGTTTTTGCTGCTCTTAATCACGATTTAGGTAAAATAGGATCTAAAGGGAAACCTAATTACATTCAACAGACAGATAAATGGAGACAAGATAAGTTAAATGAAATGTATACCCCTAATAAGGATTTAACTTTCATGCTTATCCAAGACCGTTCCCTATTTACCTTACAGCAGTACGGAATACCTTTAACTGAGAGAGAGTATTTAGCTATTAAATTACATGATGGATTATATGACGATGTAAATAAACCTTACTATATGTCTTTTAGCCCTGATGCTAAATTTAAAACTAATCTAGTATACATTCTTCATAATGCTGATTTCTTAGCTTCTAAAATAGAGTATGATAATTGGAAACCCTCAGGAGGTTCTACAGAAAATAAAGCAGAAAAAACAAAAGCAAGTACAGGTAAGACTGTTAATGCTTCAGAAGGATTAATGAATTTAGTAAAAAATATTTAAAAAAATGGAGATAATATTATCAGCAGCGGTTGGAATTATTCTAGTACTAGTATACATAGTGTATAACCTGAATACTAAAGTAACTAAACAAGAGGATATTATAGAATACCAGGTAGGTTATTTAAGAAATGTTGCGTATCTTATTAATGAATCAAAAATTTATGTTGAACAATTAGATGAGAAGGGTACATTTAGGTCAGATGACGAAGTGGGGGTTTTCTTTAATTTTATGAAAGAAATACAAGAAACCATAAATGACTACCGTCTCCCAGAAAATTATGGCAAAACCACAGAATAAAGACAATTACTATTTTACACAGGAAACAGAGGATGCAATCGTAAGATATAACGCATCCTCTGATCCTATTTACCGAGATACGGTATTTAAAAAAGAGATATACCATCCTCTTTATAAGTTAGCAGAGAATATTATACATACTTTTAAGTTTTACTACCTAGATGTAGATAGTATTGAGGATTTAAAATTAGATGTAGTAAGTATGCTTGTAGAGGAAAAACTTCATAGATTTGATGCTACCAATGGTGCTAAAGCGTTTTCTTACTTTCAAACTATAGTCAAGAGATGGCTTATTAACTACAATAACCGTAACTATAAGAAGTTAAAACAAGTAGGATCTTTTGAGGAAATGGAAGATTCTTACGAAGTAGAAGGCTTACCAGACTCTGAGAGAAAGATTACACTAGCTAGAATAGTAGATTTTTTTGTAGATAGTAGTTATCAAGATATAGATACACTCTTTCCGAAAGAACAAGACCAGAAAGTAGCGGATGCTATTCTTACCTTATTTAAAACACGTCACGATTTAGAAATCTTTAGAAAGAAAGCTCTTTACATTTACATAAGAGAAATGACCGACTGTGAAACCCCAACTCTTACTAAAGTAATCTCTAAACTTAAAGAAGAATTCTATAAAGTATACAAATCCTACCAAGATGCAGGATTTACTATTCAATAACATATCTTTCGATATTTATATAATAAATAGACTATGGGATTAGAGACAACAATATTTGGAAAAAAAACAGTTTCTGATGTTTTAAAAGAAATTTACGATAATTCTAAGAATAAGGAAAAACAGATTAACGCTCTTATCGGAGAGTTAAAACCTCTTGTTGAAAATATAGGGGATGCAACTCTCGTTGTTCCTATGATAAAAGAGTACTTGGAAGTAGGAGTAAAGAATGATGAACATCTTATTAAGATGGTAGCACTTGTTCAAAGACTTGAAGGAACAGCAAAAGGATCTGAAACAGACTTCTTCAACCCAGAAGAGCTTGCTAAGTTAATGGAACAGAGTCAAGAATTGGGTAAAGATTTAGATAAAAAAGACGAGTAATGAAAGGTAATAACTATTTCTTAGGAAATAAAATAGGGGCGATTGCACAATCCCAAGATGCAGGTACCTCTGCACAACCTACCTTTATCTTTGGAAGAGTTATAAAGATATCCTTAGATGAAAGCTCTCAAATTTTAGATACAAAAGGAGATAAGTTACCTATAGGTACTATAGTCTACAGGAATATTAAAGCAGAGAAAGAAGTAACATCTACAGAATCTACAGCATTACCATTATATACTAATATTAAGCAATTTCCATTAGTAAATGAAGTAGTAATGATACTACAGGGACCTACATCAGATATACAATCAAATGTAAGTAGTGGAGTTATGTACTACTCTACTGTAGTTAACCTGTGGGGAAGCTCTCATCATAACGCATTACCGGAACCTAATGTAGATATAAGTACGTTACTAGGTAAAAATGTAAAAGAGCTTTCCGATATAAACCCACTATATCCCTTCCCAGGAGATGTGATAATAGAAGGAAGACAGGGGCAGTCTATTAGGATAGGGGGTAATATGTCCCCTAAGAATAAGTTAGTAGATGAAAGTAATAATGCTAAACCTACTATTTTAATTAGTAATGGGCAGATAAAGACAGATAATGGTATAGACTATATAGTAGAAGATATTAATAAGGATGCTAACTCGCTATACTTCTTATCTGACCACAAATCAGACCTACTAGCAATAAATAGTAAGAGAGATTCTTATGATATAGTACCTTTAAGTTCTAATCAATATGTAGGTAATCAAATAATAGTTAATGCTGGTAGACTCTTCTTTAACGCAAAAGAAGATTCAGCATTAATATCTGCAAAAGAATCAATAGGACTAAACGCTAGAACTTTAAATTTTGACGCCAAAGACTACGCATGTATAGATGCTGATAAGATTTATCTAGGAAAAGCAGCAAGAACATCTAATACAAAAGAACCTGTAGTATTAGGTATTCAATTAGAGAACTGGCTAACAACCTTACTAGACACATTAGACAGTGTAGCTATAGCAATGTCTTCAGCAACATCAGTAACAGGAGGAGCAGTAACAGAACTAAACGCAGCAGGACCTGAACTATCAGCAGTTGTTAACTCTTTAAAAACTCAAATAATCTTATTTCAATCTAAAAAAGTATTTACAGAGTAATGGCAGGAGAAGTACAACAAGTAGAAGCAGTTAAAGCTGCAGTAGAATCTTCAATAGCAAAAGCTAGAGAAGCTCAGCAAAAGTTTGAGGAGACAAAAAAGAAGGTAGAAGAAGCTAAGAAAAAAGCTGAAGATGCAGTTAAAAAGGCAAAAGAACTTAGACAGAAGATAAAAGAGACAAAGGCTGCTTTTAAAGCACCGAGAGGAGCTAGAGGGGGAATAGCAGCTGTAGCAGCATTAGTGATAGGAAGTTTAAGAGGTAAATTAGTTGCTCAAATACAAAAGCAAGTACTTTCGATGTTGAATAAGTTCTCAAGCGGATGCCCAGAAAGTAAAGAACTTGAAAAAATTATAAAAATAAGAAGTACACTATTAAATCACCTAACTAGCTTTGAACAGAGGGTAGGGAAGTTTGCAGATA